GTATGGGAACTTCTTGATCAGCATCTGCTAAAGACATTTCATCACGAATCAGGCGTAGATATGCCTTGATCAGCATCTGCTAAAGACATTTCATCACGAATCAGGCGTAGATATGCGAATCGCTTGTGTAGGGATTGATTCTGGACATAGAGCAGAAGTCGTATATAATTTCTGCAAGCCTCGTGAGTTTCGACGAATTTTTCCTATTAAAGGACAGGATGGTTGGGGTAAAGGTTATATAACACGACCAAAGAAACGCTTGAAAGGTATCTGGTTGTATCACTTAATGGTGGATGAGCTGAAGTCAAAAATTTATTCTCAGTTAAGTATTACAGATCCAGGTCCAGGTTATTGCCATTTTCCGCTTAAAGAACCTTATGATAAGTCTTATTTTATGGGGCTTACAGCTGAAATAATGTCTTTAACTAAGGGATCGAGGCCGCAGCTTAAATGGGTATTACCAGAAGGAAGGAGAAATGAGCCACTGGATTGTCGTGCTTATGCCCTTGGAGCACGTTATATTTTAGGAATAGACTTAGATAAATTAGCAGATCATGGTCCATTTTCTGGTATGAATAAAAGAGTAAGGAGAAATAAACCTAAAGTTCATTCGAAAGGATATTAGATGACACCACAAGAAGTTGATGTTATTGTTACAAATTTAATGATTTAGCAAAGGAGGTTTAAATGTCATCATTAGCAGAAAAGAGGAGCTTACTGCAAGAATATATTAAAGCAGAAAAAGCAGCTCTAAAAAATCAGTCTTACACAATCAAAGACAGGACATTCACTCGGGCTGATCTTGCTGCAATACAACGAGGCAGAGCAACTCTTGAGAGTGAAATCGCACAGATGGAGCGTGGTGGAGGCATGAGAGTACGAAGGATCGTACCCAGGGATGGGTAGAAATTTTATTGACTGATAATTTTTAGGTTGCATTAAGTGCATTATAGTAATATATTCACTTTATGGGCGCCAAAAAATTTTCAGTCAAAATGAATCTCTTCGACAGAATTGTCAATGCTATTTCACCGGAGCGAGGTCTGAGCCGTCTACGAGCTCGGGCTTCGTTAAATTATTTAGAAGATTCAGGCTATATAGTACCTGGATCAAATCGTAAATCTGTCCGCACATGGCATCCCACAAGCGATACAGCTGATAGGGATAGTATTCCAAAGCTGGATGATATCCGAAGAGGCTGTCGTGATCTTGCAATGAACTCACCAATCGCGAACGCTCCTCTTAATCGTGAAGTCACAAATGCCGTTGGTTGGGGATTGATTATGCAGAGCAGAATCGATCGTGAAATGCTGGGCATGAGTGATAATGAAGCAGAATCCTGGGAACGGAATACAGAACGTGAATTTAATACATGGGCAAAATCTAAAGATTGTGATGCTGCACGTACATTGAACTTCTACACAATGCAAGGTCATGTGATGTACAATACGTCATTGAGTGGTGATATTTTTGCCTTGTTACCGTACATCAAAAGACCTGGAAAGGTTTATGATTTAACAGTTTCAATTATTGAAGCTGATATGGTATCTACTCCTCCGAGCATTATTGATAATAATAAGATCGCTGGTGGAGTAGAGGTTGATGATTATGGTGCACCTGTAAAATATTATTTTAAACGTCTTCGCATGGATAATGCGACTCTTGGTAGTACGACGTTTGATCAGTTTGTTCTTATCCCTGCATTTGGTGCAGAGTCTGGACGTAGAAATGTCTTGCATCTATACCATAAATTAAGACCAGGTCAGCGCAGAGGAATACCAATGTTAGCTCCAGTGATAGACGCGGTTAAGCAACTATCCAGGTTGACTGAGGCGGAGCTTGCTGCATCTGTTATAAACTCTTTCTTTACTGTTTTTATAAAGACGAATCCTGTGACAGGTGGTCTTGCTGATGGATATATTCCTGAAGATGCTGAGGTGGATGCAACTGAAGATCCAAGAGATGAATTTCATTATGAGCTTGGAAGTGGTAGTGTTGTAGAGCTTGGAAAAGATGGGCAAGAAATACAGCTTGCAGATCCAAAAAGGCCAAATGAGAACTTTGAGTCATTCTACTTTGGTATCTGTAAGATGATTGGTGCAGCTACTAATATTCCTTTTGAACAGTTGATACTTCATTTTCAATCTTCGTATAGTGCAGCACGAGCCGCATTGCTTGAGGCTTGGAAATTTTATAGAATTCAACGAGTTTGGCTTGCAACAGAATTCTGTCAGCCTGTATATGAAGAATGGCTTACAGAAGCGGTTCTTCGTGGTCGTATTGTAGCACCTGGCTTTTTCGAAGATCCATCTATTAAGGCTGCATGGTGTGGAACTACATGGACAGGGCCTGGACAAGGACAGATTGATCCATTAAAAGAATCTAAAGCGATTCAAATTATGCTTAGTGACGAAACACCTTTGTCTGATTTTGAAACTGAACATGCTCGTATTTATGGAACGGATTGGGAAGATAGCATGACAAGACTATCACGGCAAAAGAAATTTCTTAAAGCACATAAAATCATCCCCGAACAACTTGCAACTGTCTCTCAAACTGCAAGCAATTTGAACGAAGATCAGTTGCAGGAGCTCGAGGATAATATACCGGAGCAATAATGCATACACATATCATGTCATACATTTTTGAGTCCGCTTGGGCTATAACTGAGCAATCTCTTGAAACGATTATTAATATCGCAGGTAGAGAGAATGCGGATTTTGTACCTGAGAACCTTATTAAAAATGAGGGAATTTTCCGTACGGCTGGATCTCCTTTGAACGGTACTTCAAGAGTATGGATGAGAGGAAGTGTTGCGGTTATTCCAGTGATTGGTCCTATTTTTCCAAGGGCCACAATGTTTACTGAAATATCAGGTGCATCGTCTATTCAAAGTATTACAATGGACTTTCAAAAAGCACTACAAAGCGACGAAGTTAAGAGTATTATACTGTATATAGATTCTCCGGGTGGACAAATCACTGGAGTGCAGGAGTTATCCACTTTAATATACGAGAGCCGTGTAATAAAGCCTATCAAGGGGTATATTTATGGGCAAGGTGCTTCAGCTGCATATAATATTGTATCAGCGACAAGTGAAATTATAAGTGGAGATACTGCTATTGTCGGTTCTATTGGAGTTATTTCAGCAGTTAAAGACACAAGAGAAAAAGACAAAAAGGCTGGAGTTAAGACAATTGAATTCGTTTCCTCAGTAAGTCCTAATAAAATTATCAATTTTGAAGACGATAAAAGTCTTGCGAAAGTACAGAGGATGGTAGATACTTTGGGTATGGTAATGGTAAGGAACATTGCAAAATTCCGAGGTATTACGGTTGAAACTGTATTGCAGCAATATGGTCAAGGTGATGTATTCGTTGGACAGGTTGCTTTAGACCGTGGGTTGGTGGATCGGATAAGTACATTTGAGTCGCTGGTTAAAGAGATGGATACGTCCAATGGAAATTCATATACAGGTATGGACATTGTATCATCAACAAAACCTAAAACAACTACAAAAGGAGGGAATTCAATGGATCTTGAAACATTGAAATCTCAGCATCCCGATGTCTATAATGCCGCAGTGGCAATAGGCAGGCAAGAAGCCGAAGCTTCCTTTGGCGTAAAACTGGAAGCAGCTCGCACGGAAGGTGCTAAAGCTGAACGTGATCGGATTCAAAACATTGAAACAATCAAAATTCCTGGTGCTCAGGCAGTGATTGATAAAATGAAGTTTGATCCGAAAGCAACTAAAGAAACCGTTGCTGTCGCTATTTTAGAGGCACAACAGAAAACAATTGAAACCGCAGCCAGCAAAATTGGCAAAGATGCAGAAACACTTGCTTCGCAGGTAGGGCAAGTTGCAACTGGACAAGAAGAAGGAACTGACACAAATGCTTCTGCAGAAGAAAAAGCTGCAATTGAAGCAATGATTTCAGGTATTAACAATAGATAACCTCGGAGGTATTTAACATGAGTGAACTTGGTCAATTCTATCCGGATAATTTGATCGGTGGTGACAAGAAACTCGTGACCGAGAGTGTTACAATCCTCTCAGGGCAAAACCTGAAACGAGGTGCAGCACTTGGTCGCGTCAAAGTCGTCGTTCCTACGACAGGAACCGCAGGCACAAATACCGGAGACGGTACTGTGACTGCCGTAACAGGTGGAAATAAAACTCAGCCTGGCACCTATTCCATTGTTTGTACTCGTGCAGTAACAAATGGTGGAGAATTTGCTGTCAACGGACCTAAAGGTTATGTTGGTAGTGTGCTTATTACCTCAGGAGTAGGTGTTTTCTCCAGTGATGAAATCTGTTTCACAATAACTGATGGAAATGTAGATTTTGCAGTAGGAGATTCTTTTACTGTTGCCGTGACAGCAGGTGTACCTGCAACTGGTACCGCAGGCAGTGGAAACACGGGAAATGGTACAGTAACAGACGTTCGTGGGAGCAGGGCACATAAAGTCGGTACGTATACTGTTGAATGTGTTGAAGCTGCAACAAATGGTGGAAAGTTTGAAGTTAAAGATCCTGACGGAAACAGTCTTGGATTTACCAATGCTTGCATGTATGCAGGCACGGGGAATGGTACTATTACAGAGATTAAGCATGGTCGTCTTAAGAAACCTGGACGATATACTGTTCTTTGTATTGCCGCAGCAACAGATGGAGGGACTTTCCGAGTTACTGATCCTGAAGGTGTTGTATTAGGTGATGTCTCTTTACCTGGTACAGCTGGTGGGTCTGTTCGTTTCACACATGAGCAGATTTCCTTCTTGATTACTGACGGTTCAACAGATTTCAGTTCGGACGATGTATTCCGGATTGATTCTTTTGAATCTGACCAGATTG